ATGACTCCCAATGAATACTGAGCTCCCGCAGCAGCTTCACGTGTCCTTTTCGGTGTCCTTTCCGTAATATTCTGATTCGCTGCAAGAGTGTAGTATTTCACAGCATTTTCACAGTCTTTTTTATATTGTTCCATATTACTATCCCTGTATTTTGCTAAATTGGCTCGGCCTTCAAATATATTAGCTAAATCGTGCTGAGCTTCTGAATGTCCAGCATCTGCCGCAAGCGTGTAGAGGTGTATAGCCGTCGACATATTCTTACCATAACCCCCACGACCATAACGATACTTTTCGGCTGTAGCATAATTTTTTGCGGCTTCTTCGGCGGCTCTGTTGTAATCCCATTCCCAATCACCGAACACCTTCTTACTTTCAGTATTCCATTTATCACTGTTTTTTTTAAATATTGGAAGTTTTAGAAGTTGGGTTTTAATTTGCATTTCATTTTCGTCTAACAACTTATAATATTCAGAAGGGTCGGTTGAAATTTTTTCACGTATCTCATCTACGATATCCTTGTTTATGTTCTCTTGCCTTTTCAAAAAGGGTTTAACCTTCGCTCTATAACAACCGCTACGGTATGCCATCATACTAAATAACACTGGCGCTTGATATTCATTTTCATTAACATTACCAAGAATGACTTTAATTCCAGGTGACCTAATAACATGTGTTTTAATGCTAGTAATATATGCGTTTGCTGCGTCAACTTGATTATTACCAGCTAGATAACTAGTTAACAAGGCATTTATAGCGTTAAGGCAGCGCATAACTGAACCCCATCATCGATGTCGTAAGTATAATCATAATCCATTAATTAATTTATTAATATATAATAATTACTTAAAATACTTTATTTTATTTTATTTATAACACAAAGTAACACCATTAAAATCACTAAAAACCATGAATCTGGAACTTTCAAAATTCGACATGCGGTCTATCAGTTTCAAACCGAACGAAAACAAGGGTCCGGTTATTGTTCTTATCGGGAGAAGAGACACGGGTAAAAGTTTTTTAATTCAAGACTTGATGTATTATCACCAGGACATTCCCATTGGAACCGTGATTTCTGGAACGGAGGCGGGAAACAACTTTTTCGGCGAACATGTGCCCAAGCTGTTCATTCACGACCAGTACAATACCGCAATTATCGAAAACATTTTAAAACGCCAAAAAGCTGTTTTAAAACAAATGAAAAAAGAAATTGAAACGTATAAAAAATCGTCGATTGACCCGCGCACGTTTGTTGTGCTGGACGACTGTTTGTATGACAACAAGTGGACCAAAGACATCATGATGCGTCTCCTGTTCATGAACGGACGTCACTGGAAGATTATGCTCGTGATTACGATGCAGTACCCGCTCGGTATTCCGCCCAACCTGCGTACCAACATTGATTACGTGTTTATTCTGCGCGAACCCTACATTGCCAACCGCAAGCGCATTTATGAAAACTACGCCGGCATGTTTCCGACATTTGAATCGTTTACGCAAGTCATGGACCAGTGTACCGAAAATTTCGAGTGCCTGGTTATCAACAACAACGTGAAGTCCAACAAGCTGCAGGACCAGATTTCGTGGTACAAGGCGCAACACCACGGGCCGTTCAAACTGGGGTCAAAAGAATTCTGGGACATTTCAAAGAACATGAACTCGGACGATGAGGAGGAAGTGTATGACCCTGCCAGTATCAAAAAGAAAGGTCAGGGACCGAAAATAAAAGTAAACAAAAACAAAACTGGCGGCGGTTGGTAATATGGTAATAAAATATGGTAATAAACCGATAACCAGCTAGTCTTCCTTCAGCTTATCGTCTCCCTTTTCTCCGGTTTCACGACGTTTCATTCTGTCCAAAATTTCAGAAGCACCGTAGTCGCCGCCAGTGGACGTTACAATGTTGTCCCCTTCAAAGAGCTCGCGCTTTACTTCGTCCACCGTGCTGTAAATATCGGACTCGTTCACTAACGCCACATTCACCAGTTCGCCATCCTTGTTCATGATTTGCGTCAACTTGTTTCCCGATTTTTCGGCGTTGCGTTTGTTCTCTTCCATGGCTTTTTGCTTGGTCTCCTTAATGCGCTTGTCGAACTCCAGTTTGGCCTTTTCTTCATTGGTCTTTTTCTCAGACATGAGCTGGTTCAGTGTTTCTTCCATGTACTCCACGCGGCCCGTCTTGTAAGCATCGGGATGAAACGGCATCCACATTCCAACCGGACCCACGTAAACGTCGTGGTTAGGGTCAACCTCGCGCAACATCTTGCACCGCAGTTCAGCTTCTTTTTGGGTGGGATACACGCCGCGAACTTTTATACCGCGAATCGAGGTTTGAAACTCGTGTTTTTCATTGAAGTCCGCTTCTAAACGCTCTTCATTGTTATCCACAAAAGTTTTAAATTCGTCTGCGATGCGTGTGTTTTCGAGGTCCGCTTTCTCCTCCTTGATAAAGGACTGCAAGTCCTCGTACAGCGAGTTGAATTCGACACCGTACTTGAATGCAATAAAGTTTAAAAACTGGGTGTATTTCTCCACGGACTTGTTGAAGTCCCACACCTTGATAAACTCTTTGAAAAAATAGTGCTCCTTTTGTTCCAGGATTTCTTCTGGAGAAACAAATGACAAACATGCAAACTTTTGACCGGCAATTGGTTTATCTTCTTCGAGTAAATCCACATATGCGCGGCTGGTTTTAGGAGTTACCCCTTTTGGAAAAGACGATGATGACATGAAGTGTTATATAAAAATACTTTGAACGTTAGGGTTTAAGTATTTTTACAAATACAAACAATACAAACAATACAACAAATACAAATAATACAAAAATTGAATACGTATGGTACACCACGCCCACAACGATTCATAAGGTTAAGGAATAACATTTAAAATCGAAATAAGGAACGAAACGAAGGAACCTATGGTACAAGTTATATTTTATACAATTATGATTGTGTTTTTTGTAGGTGCATCAGTGTTTGCATATTTTATAAAAACTAAGGATAGTAAACAAAAGTTATAACATTAAGCGGCGTTCGCTATTTTTTTTTCTTTTTTATAATTATAAAATATTTACAAATATTATAACCGCATTAAAACTACATCGTCATGTCAAACGTTTTTGATTTAGGAGAACTGGTGAAGCGTACTATTAAGTACTTGGTTGAAGGTGTTATGGTTGCAATTGCAGCATACGCCATTCCCAAGCGCTCGCTCAACCTGGATGAAGTTGCTCTTATTGCACTTACCGCAGCAGCAACCTTTAGCATTTTGGATACTTACATTCCCAGCATGGCTATTTCAGCCCGCACTGGTGCCGGCTTCGGTATCGGTGCCAACCTGGTCGGATTCCCCACCCCACTTAAACTTTAAACTCAAAAATAAATAAAAATACAGAATAAGACTTTTTAAAAATACAGAATAAGACTTTTTGAAGCTCGAAGTTATGCACTTATTCTATATTTGTTCATTGGTTTGTTTGTATTACAACTCCACGTCATATGTATAGTCGGAATCGTAGTTGTATTCAAAATTATCCGCAGCATTAATATTATTAACAGTATTAACAGGGTCGGTGTCAACTGGTTCATTGGTTTTATCGCATTGTTCATGTGCATATTTTTTTGCATCATCGTCGGTTGCCTCGACGTTGATGTTGCAAGTAAATGACAGTCCCATTCCGGACGGACCGCTTCCCATAAAATCCAAGTTTGACAACATTTGTTTCAAAAGGTTTACCTTTTGTTCATTGAAGAAAAAGGGTTCCACGTATGCACGGTCATACCCTACTAGTTCCATTTTTCGGTTCTGTCGTTCACTGTCCATAATTCTCATGTTCGCATGCGACGGATGAACAAATATGGTATCCATATCAACAATCGGTTTGGGCGAAACGTACAGTGTTAAATTTACTTTTGATGTTCCAAACAGTGACGTCATGAAACTGTATGCCTCAGACGGATAGTTGAACGACAAGGAAATCACTGGCCAAGATGCGGTGGCGGTGGCGGTAGCGGTGGCACTGGCAGAAGCGTCATGGTTATGTTTGTGCTTCTTTTTTTCATTTCGAACTGTTCGAGCATCGCGACTTTTATGGTGTTTTGTCGTTTCCGTTTCATAGCACGGTTGTCGAGTACCACAAAACAAGTACTTGCCGTAACGATATATAATATAAATACGCCAGTCGGTATCGTACTTGGTGGTTACTCCTGAACGTGTGGCTTTGATTGACTCCTCAACATACAAAACGGGAGTATTCAAAATTGTGTTTGTGTTTGACATTTGTGATTGCTTGCTTTTTGATTGATTTTTGCTTGCGCTTTATTGTATCGTTAGATATTTAAACTTTAAATTCATTTTAAATACATATTTTCATTTCAAAAATTGATTGTGGCATCGTATGGCTGGACCCCAGCGTTGAGTAATGCAGGAGCCACTCCCATCGGAGGCCGTATTTGCGACTCTTTCCACTTTTGCACTTTTTCAGCATGCAACCGTTTTTCTTCTGCCAAATCGCGGTTGTGTTTGGCAACGTATTTATCAGACGTGCCAAGCCCGCCGCGCGAAGTGCCGTACGAGTACGGTGTTGTTCCGAAAATATCCGGGCGTGCAATGTAGCCGTATTCGCCTTGGCCTTGACCGTCATAAAAATAGTTGACGGTGTAAACATTCGCGGCCCGGTTGGACCCGCCTCTTGATTCAATCGAATTTGAAGACGATTCCGATGACCGTATTTTACTGTCGCCGTCTTTGTCTTCGTCGGCCGGCTTTTTATTTTTCAATGGATAGTTTCCTCGCATGTAAATCCCGGCATGAATGTATTCATCCGTTTTTGGATTGAACAAGTACTTTCCAACATCTTTTACTTTGAGGTTTAATATGCAGTACGACGTATTGAACGCTCGAAACAAAAAGTCCTTTTTATCATATGCTACTGGGCTGGGAGAGTAAGACGGGTTTGTAAGTCCTTTCAATGCAACCGTGAGCCCGGTTGATTGAACGGTGATGTTTTGTTTTATGAAGAGGGTATATATTTTCATGCAAATTTTGTTCTCGTTCTCAAACTTGTAACTGCTGTCTAAAAACAACAGTGACTCTTTAGAAGGTGTAATACACGTATTTTTTTGTTGGAGAACGTACTCGTTTTTTCCCGCATCGAGTAACACGTTGTTAACAGCAACCTTTACATTTTCTACCGGGGGTAAAACAAAGTCATCGCTAAAAATAAAATGTATTACGCTGTCATTTTTTTCAATCACGAACCCGCTTTCGGCAGTTGGTGTGAATTTAAACGTGTATTTCACAGTGATATCTTTTGCGCCAGGTGTTGCATCGGACAAGTCAATTTTGAAAGTGGCGTTTGTGAATGCGTCGGGAACCTGAACCGCGTTTTGAGTTACTGCGCCGGGAAAAGTTGCCGAATACACATCACTAGTGCTCCCAACCTTTGTTTCAGTTTCTATTTTAATTGGAATTGGACTCAATTGCGGTAAATCAAATCCTTGGAGTTTGAAATTATGCAGTATCGGTTGTGCTGAAGCGCTTGCTGGGTGAGTTGAAATCAGTTTGACTTTGTTCAAGTTTGAACATTTTTTAACGGTTTCAAGATTCGAAGCGTCCTTTGTAATCAGTGCGCGAGCGGCGTTTGAAAAAAACAACTCATTTATTGCAGTTGAGTCGCATCCAGTTATGTAGTC